GCGAACCCAGTCGCGTATTCCTACTGAAGAGGCTGGAAAGCGAGCCATGGGAGAACTTCAGACGTTTGAGCAGCGTGGATTCTACAAGCCCACCATGGATCTGACCAAGATGACACCAGAGCAGCTCATTGCTGAATCTGACATCGTTGGTCGTCAATACGCTGAAAGCAAGCGTACATTTGCGTTTCGTGAACGAGAGCAAGCTGAACAAAACGCTGTTCGCGGATTCATGCAGGAAGCTGCCAAAGAAGCTCCCGATCAGGCCAAGTTGCAGGAAATGTTCTACGCGCTACCGAATGATGCCCAGAAAGATGCTCGCAATCGCCAGATTGCCGGTGTCACGAGTGTCGCCACTCCCAAGGAGCGTGAACAGCTAACCAAGTATTCCGGGCTGCTTTCCAAGGCTCAGACGCTGGTTGGAAACATCTCCGAGTTGGCCAAGAGCGAGGATCTGGCCAAGGTCTCGCAGGATAACTTCAATGGGTTCACTAGCTGGCTTCGTGGAGTTACCAACAAGTACGGCACAGAGGATCCCAAGGTCGCTTTGCTCAACGAAATTGTTCAGCAGTTTGAAGACATTGTTGGTGAAAAGAGAAACGACCTGTTTGGTGTTTCGCTCAGTAAGTACGAACTCCAGAAAGCCCTTTCTCAGTTTGGTGATCCCAATTCCGCCAACTTCCTGCCTCGAATGATCACGTTCTTGGATAGCGTGTTGACCCGGGATGTTGTGCAGGAAGACTTCAAGGACTTTGGGATCCAAGTCCCTCAAGCTCTTGAGAAACGCACCAAAGAGGCTCGTGACGCTTGGATGAAGGCTCGGGAAGGATTCAACTTCGGAGGGAAGCGTGGTGCCTCTTCTGGTGCTGGATCTTCCAGCAATAACGCTCAGATCAAGCAGCTCCGCGATGAGCTGAACATGCTTCGTTCCGCTCTCACCAACGCCCCTTCTGCCAACCGATAATAACCATGGAAAATCGACTAACTCGCGAGGCCGCGCTGGCTCGCATGGCTGAGATTGAGCGGGAACTCGCTCGTCTGGAGGCGGAAGCATCGGGCCAAGAAAAGCCGAAGACGTTTGCGGATGTTGAAGAAGCGTATGCGGGTAAAAACGCTCCTGGAATGTTTGATTCAGAGGGTGTTTCTCCCGAACAAAATGCTGCGTTTATCCGCTACGGGCTTCCTCTCGCAGCCGGTTTTGCCACCGGAGGTGCCAGCATTCCTGTGATGATGGGAGTTGGAGCAGGAGCTGCGGGTGCCGGCGAAGCCGGTGCCCAGACGTTTGAGAAAGTGGCCGAAGGTCGGGAATATCGCCCTGGTCAGATTGTCGGAGCGGCAGTTCGAGGATCTGTTCCATACCTCAAAGGCGCTGCCCCACTCACCACGTTTGGAAAAAACGTAGCTGCGGCAGGAACCGGTGGTGTTGCCGGTGGAATGCTCGAAGGAGGAGTCACTGATGCACCTTCGGCCATTAGAGAGTTTTTCATTTCAGGTGGTCTTGCTGGCGTTCCTCAGGCTGCTGAGAGATTTGCTGGAGCTGTTGGCAGTTTCTTCCGCAAAGCAGGAGAGAAAGCCCAGGTTCTTGAGAAGGCTGGTATCACTCCGTTGGCCACAGATGTGGTTCCCGGCCTCGCTTCGTTCGCTCAGAGGGCGCAATCGAAGATGGGTATCAACACTCTGCGTCAGCTTGAGGAAAATCAGGTCGCTGAGATCGAAAGACGCGCCCGCGAACTCGGTGGATCGGTCAATCCGACCGATGTTGTCCGCGTTTACGAGGATGCGGTTCAGCTTTTGGGCCTGAACAAGGTCAATGACATCACCGGACAGAGCCGAACATTCGCCGGGGCCACTGAAGCTCTCCAAAACGCGGTCAACGAGGCCAAGAAATACGGCAATGAGTTGATGCAGTCTGAGCAACAGGCTTTCAAGGAGACTCGAACCAGAGAACTCAGCGATGTGGAGCAGAATTGGCTCCAGTTCGTGGATTCTCTTGGCACTCAGACCGAGCAGAAGATCGCTGGAGCACTGAATCCGAGGATCGCGGCCCAAGAAGCACGAGCTACAAGAGAAGCGTTTCCTGCTGGAGTTCCTACGGGCGCTGATACGGCCAGACAAGGCTTCAGGATCCAGCAACTCATCACTCAACCGGCAGAAGGCCAGCCTCCTGGCCTCAAACAGCTCACGGACGACTTCTTCAAGAAGGAATACGCAGGCATTCCGACTCAAGATGAGGTTTTTGAGCTTGGAGACTTGTCGCAGAAAGTGCGCGAGCTTTCTAACAAGCTGCCAGACCTCAAGATTCCGGTTCTTGGAGAGATCATTGGCCGACTGAACAAAGTCTCAAAGGTTCCAGCCGGTACTGCTGGAAACATCTACACCGGCTTCCAGGCCCAATACAGAGACGTTCCAGGAAAGTTCTCTTTGGATGAGCTTCGTGGAATCCGAAGGGATCTTGAGAACTGGGCTTACTCGAACGAGGCGTACCGTACGCCTGCCCAAGCTCAAGCCAAGGATTTGGCCAACTCGATCACGGCGCTGATGAACGAGCAGGCTCCGACCGTGTTCAAACCTGAGATCGCTCAGAAGTTTCTGGATACTCAGGCGAAATACGCTCAGGTCAGAGGTCTGTGGGAGAATCCCTACATTGAGAAAGCGTTCAAAGGGATTGAAGCCACTCCTGAGAAGTTCCTCGAACAGCTTGGAAACTCGGTTACGAAGTACGGTACTCAAGGAATCGAATACCGTGGCATTTCAGACCTTCTCGACAACCTGAAGGCCATCGGTGTCGAGGGCGTTCCTGATCGTTCCCAGATCAACTCTCTGGTGCAACAGTTCATTGCCACCAAAGCAGCCAATTCCGCTGGCGGAATCGACAACACAAAGCTGCTCGGAATCCTCAACGGAATCGAGCGGACGGCCCCAGGATCGCTTCAGGAACTTGGATTCGGAAACCTCGCGCAGCTCCGCAACTTCGATGTCGTCAATAACCTGATCCAGTCGAGCACCAAAGACAAAAAGGTCGATTACCGTGGCCTGCTCACAAAGCTGAACGTCATGGAGTCCCAATCACCCGGAACTCTCAAGGCTCTCGGGCTTGGCCCCATCGACGATCTGGAGAAGCTGAACCGTAAACTCGGCGCTGCGGAAGCAGAACTGTCTGAGGCGGTGAAGGCTCGTGAGGCGGCTAAATCCGATACGCTCACCGGCTACAAGATCAGCGAGCGCATCCTTGGCCTGCTTGAAGACTCCAAGGACATCAAGTCCGTGATGAACACGCTTGAGGATCAAGTCAGCAACGCGGCCACTCCGGAGCTTCGCAAAGCTGCTGCTGATGCGCTGATCAACACGCGGGCCACCAAGATCGAGGACATCCTGTTTGGAACGCGCCAGAAGGGGGTGTCACCCGGAGCATCCAGTCTTGATCCGGACAACATCCGAAAGATGCTGGCCACGCCTTCGACGCGAGAGGAATTCTCGAACATCGTTGGACCGCGTGTGCTGAAGCAGATCGAAGACGAACTCCTGCCGGCATTCGACATCATCAGAGATCGTCAGCTTCGTGCTGGAGGAGCGGGCCAGACAACCGGTGGCCAAGTTGTTGAAAAAGCCACCCTGAGCGGATTCAAATCGCCTTTTGTTATCGGTGGAACGCTGTTGGCAACCGGGGGAGAACTTAAGACATCAGCTCTTGCTGGATTGGTGACACTGGCCGCTGATATCGGTGTGCCGTACCTCGCGGCGAAGGTGCTTGCCCGCACTGTCGGAGCCACCGGACTCCGCAGCAAACAGGCCAGTGCTCAGGCCATCGAATCGCTCGCTCGTGCCGTCAACAACGCGCCAAATCGTGCGACAGCCCTACGTCTGATCCGCGACTTCTCCGAGACTGGAGAGGCCCCGAGCAACACTCGGGAATAATTTCTCAAGAAAAAGTTTGCAACGGTAGGCAACACGGTCCATTCTTTGGTCCGTGAGCGTAAAACTACTCTCGATCAAAGAGATCGCACAGGCACTCGGGACTCATCCCGAGACGGTGCGTCGATGGATCAGGGATGGTCGGCTTCCAGCCATGAGAGCAACGAAGCGCACGATCCGTGTCCGCTCCGACGTAGTCGAACAACTCCTCAGAAACAACGGCAAATGAACAACGCAATCGCAACGACAACCGCTGATCCATCCGCAGAGATGTACAGCAAAATCGCAGACCCAATCACCGCCATCGAGAAGATGGGCGAGTGGATAGCAGCCTCAGGAATGTTAGGCTGTACCAAGGTCGAACAGGGTAAACTCATCGCGTGGCAATGCGCCGCCGAGAAGAAGACCCCGTTCGATTTCAAGCGCGAGTACCACATCATCGGCGGCTCCCTCTCCATGCGCTCTGACGCCATGCTGGCCGGCTACCGCGCTCGCGGTGGCAAGGTGCTGTGGAAGCAGTTCGACACCAAGGCGGCAGTCGCTGTCTGGAAGTACGACGGCAACGAGTGCGAGATCGGATTCTCAACCGAGGACGCCAAGCTCGCTGGCCTGCTCCCCGCCAAGCCGGGTTCCGGGTGGGCCAAGGATCCTGGTGCCATGCTCCGCGCCCGCTGCATCAGCAAAGCGATCCGCATGCTGGCTCCGGAGGTCGTCGCCGGCATCTACACCCCGGAGGAGACCGAGGACTTCCAGCCCACCGCATCCGAGGTCGCTGTCACGCCCACCAAGGCGTTCGATCTCGTGGCCAAGCTCGAAGAACTGTTCGAGTCCCGCGAGGAAGATGTGAACGCTCTGCTGCTCAAGGCCGGTCGCATCAAGGAAGGCCAGACCTTCCGCGACCTGGAGGACGCATTCGCCAGCAAGTACATCAGCAAGCCTGACCTCATCCTGAGCAAGCTGCCCGTCATCGTGACCCCCGAGACCATCGTGACCACGGAGGTGACCCCGTGAGCACCGAGGTAATCCACAACATGCCGTCGGCCATCTACCACGGCACCAAGGCCCTCTCCAAGTCCGGCCTCGATCAGTTCCGGCGGTCCCCCGCCCACTTCCGCGCATGGCAGGACGGCAGGACCAAGGACGAGTCGTCCCCCGCCCTTGAGTTCGGCACCGCCGTTCACATGGCCATCCTCGAACCCGACCTGTTCGCGGCCACCTACACCACGTTCGCCGGCGATCGCCGCACCAAGGAAGGCAAAGCCGCCTACGAGGCTGTCCTGTCGTCCGGTCGAACCCCGCTCAACCAAGAGCAGTGGGACAACATCACCGGAGCCGCCGCAGCGGTTCACGCTCACCCCGCCGCTGCCGCATTCCTCCACAACATCCAGACCGAAGTCTCTTTCTTCGACATTTGGGACGGGGTGAAGGTCAAAGCCCGCATCGACGGTCTCGGAGGGGACTACATCGTCGATGTCAAAACCACCCAGGACGCATCGCCAGTCGCATTCGGGAAGTCCTGCGCCCAGTTCCGCTATCACGTTCAAGCCGCGTGGTACCAGCGCATCACAGGCATCAACCGCTTCGTCCTCATCGCCGTCGAGAAGGAAGCGCCCTACGGTGTGGCCTGCTACGAACTCGATCAGCCGGCCATCGACCTCGGTCACAGCATCATCGAGGAGCAGCTACGAACCTACATCGAGTGCGAGCAACTCAACTCGTGGCCCTGCTACTCGTCAGCCATTCAATCCCTCTCGCTGCCCGCGTGGGCGGCTCGTCAGTCCGACCAACAATAACAACACCAACAACACCACATGAAATTCAAAGTCGATCGCAGCCAAGCAGAAGTGAAGCCCTTCCCAGGACCCGGGGAGTACACCGTCGTCATCCAGTCCGCCAAGGACGAGGGGCTCGACAAGAACGGCAACCCCGTCGTCGTCCTCCGCTACAAGGGAGCTGATGGAGAGACAATGATCGACCGCTTCACCCTCAAGGACACCATGATGTGGCGGCTTCAGGCCCTCATCAGCGCCACCGATGCGAACATCGACGATGGAGCCGAGTTCGATTTTAGCATCGGAGGAGCCTTCCAACGGTTCCTCCAAGGCTTCGTCGGGCTCGCCATGAGCATCGTCATCGAAGAGGAGAAGTACACCGACAAGAACGGCGCGGAACAGACCGCCCTCCGGGTTCGTCGGATGAAGAAGCTGCCCTCCGACAACGACATCTGACCCCCACAAAACAAAGCCCCCCGGAGTGTGCAAGCTCCGGGGGGTGTCAACGAGTAGTCCTTAAACCAACAAAGCGCAACGACACGCTATGCACACCAAAGATTCATCCGAAACCACGCGAGCGCAAGCGTTTCTGTTGCGCCCTTACCAGCAGCGGGCAGTCGAGTGGGCCATACACAGTGCTGGTGGCGGACTCATCATCGCACCCGCTGGCAGCGGCAAGACACTCATCGCTTCCTCCATCATCAAGTACGCCGCCGACAAGGTTCCCGGAGTCAGCTTTGGATGGCTCGCCCCAACCCGCGAGACATGCCAGCAGGCCGTCGCATCCCTCAAGGCCGTGGGCGTGGATCCGACCCGCGTCGAAGTCCGGTGCCCGCACGAGAGCGTCGATTTCTCCAAGAAGGCTGTCCTGATCGTGGATGAAGCCAAGCATGCGCCAGCAACCACGTGGCGGAAGATCATCGAGTCATGCCCAGGATCTGTCTTCGGCTTCGACGCAACCCCGTGGTGCGATGATCCGCAGCGAAACCAAGAACTCCGTAAGCTGTTCCGAGACACCCAGTTCGAGATCAGGCGCGAGGAACTCCAAGGTGTTCTGGCACACGCGACCGTTCATCTGTCCAGCGCCTCTGACCGATTATTGGAGGATCGGATCAACGATCGCATCGAGAAGCTCTTCAACGAGCGCAAACGCTACATGCGGATCCGCCACGAGGAACTCCGTGCGATGTGCGCTTGGGAATCGATCACCGAGATCGGCATCTGCGAGAACATGGCTCGGAACGCTTCTGCGATCATGTTCGCCAACTGCTCACACGGTCCTACGCTGGTGCTCGTTCCCAGAGTGACGCTCGGCGAGGAGTACGCCCGCATGATAGAGGGATCCGTGCTCGTCCACTCCAAGATGAAGAAGTCGCTTCGCAATCAGGCCATGGATGACTTCAAGGCTGGAAGGATCACCAAGATGATCGCCACCTCTCTGGCAGACGAGGGCCTGGATCTTCCCAACGTCCACACGCTGGTCATGGTGTCCGGTGGTCGGAGCGCCCAGAAGACCATCCAGCGAGCCAGCCGTGCGCTGCGCCGTGCGCCGGGGAAGGATCACGCGATGATCTATGATTTCATGGACAACTTCCATCCCATGGCGATCGCTCACTCGAAGAAGCGGATCAAGTGCTACAGGGAACTCGGATGCTCGATCACATGAACACCGCCCTGACCATCATCTCCATGGCCGTGCTGATGCCCCTCTGCGTGATCGCAGGCATCTACGTTGGCCACACTCTCACCATCAAGTCCCAGAAAACCACAACCAATGAGCAATCGAATCGTAATCGCATGTGACCCAGGCGTGAACGGTGGGTTCGCTGTCCAGACCAAGGACGGCATCCTCCTGTTCCCAATGCCCGAGTCGCTTCCAGACATGGCGCAACTCCTCACCGGCTTCAAGCTGGCAGACTCCCACCTGTGGGTCGAGAAGGTGCCCAAGTTCGTCAGCAAGCTGACCCCGGCATCCGCGGTCGCCACGCTCCACGAGAACTACGGCATCGTCCAAGGACTGGCCTACGCCACCGGCTACGCGCTCCACCGCGTCGAGCCCAAGGTCTGGCAGGAACCCCTCGGCCTCGGGGGGCGCAAGGCATGCGCGACTGGTCCTGAGTGGAAGCGTAAGCTGAAGGCCAAGGCCCAGGAACTGTACCCGCATCTCGATGTCACGCTCGGGAACGCGGACGCCCTTCTCATCCTCCACTACGCCCAGGGAGGTGGACGATGAAACGCCCCACCATCGGCGAAAGCCTGACGATCATCGGCTGGTGCATCCTGGCCCTCGGTCAGTTCGCCTTGTACCGACAGAATGCGAATCCTGACCCGCGAGTGTTAATCCAAACAGCGGGCGACGGGTGGAGCGTTCTCAACGACGGCACGCGGTCGAATATCTGGATCGTGTACACCAAGAAGCTCAATATCCCGACCAACGGTTACGTCTATGCGACGTTCGAGAAGGAGGCCAAGCCGTGAAACCAGAACCCTATCGGGCCATCGTGGACGACGCTGGCCGTGCATTGTGCGGCTGGGTGCTGTCCGACGGGCGGAATTGCCTGGCCAGAGCAACCCACATGGGGACTCAGACCAGATGGTTTCTGTGTCGGTCTCATGCGGAGGAGGCGCGGGAGTATTTGAAAGCTGAATTGGTAGAACTGAGGAAGGAGGAGGATCACAAATGAGCGAAAACAACAGAGAGACTGTACGCCTGACGTTCAAAGGACTGCTGTCCATTTACCTGACGGATGAAAGGGCAATGATGGAGGTCTACAACGCAATCGAGCTATTTTGCAGGCGCAATAACCTGGGGATCGCAATCGACGACAACAACCGGCTGGATTTTGTTCCGATGGTGAAGGTGGTGGAGGAGGCGAAATGAGCGATACACCAATCAGCGACGGAGGACCGGCGTTTCCAACAGTAGCAACTGCGACGACTCACGGTTTCTATGCAGACGGACAACCGTGCATGACACACTATGGATCTCGGTCAGGGATTTCTGTTCGCGACTACTTCGCGGCGAAAGCCCTGCAAGGGCTCCTTGCTGATTCAGAACGGGAAGGAACATGGTCAGAGTTTGCTGAGGATGCATATTCATGCGCCGACGCGATGCTCAAAGCGAGGGAGGCCAAATGAGCGATCATATTCCTGATGTCACGAAAATGATCGGTGATACACCAAGGACGGACCAGATGGAGCAACACGCTCCTGTTGGTTTACGCAGGAACGCAGCGTTTGAACAATCGTTGGATTTGTCACGCCAACTCGAACGCGAACTCAACGCGGCCAACAGCAAGATCGAAGCCCTCAACCGTGGCAACGCCGCTGCCGAGAGGATCCTTTGCGAGCTGACTGGATGCGAGTCTGGGAGAGACGTTCCCGACTGGATCGTGAAGAAGAACTGGGAGTTGACTGATCTTTCCAAGGCGTACTTGGAGCTAGTCCACAAGCATACGCTGACGGAAGAGCGCATCAAGCGGCTGGAGGAGGCGGGGGATGTGCTTGCCCAGCGAGCCGCGCGGCTTGGATTGCTGCCGATGGCAATAGAGGGGTGGCACAAAGCCAAGGAGGCCAAGCCGTGAGCGTCTTTGCAACCATTGGAGTGCTTCTGCTCCTGACATTCGCCGCAATGGCGTTTGGGCTTCTGATCGCCCTGGTCGTGCTGATCCAAGAGATCGGCCCGCTGCTCGACTGGCTGGGGAAATTGAGAAGGAAGGAGAAGCCGTGAACATCCCCATCGGCCCCGTCGCATTCGTCTTCAAGCACCGGAAGACCGGACAAATCATGGTCTCATCTGTAGATGTATTGGATTACTGGGGGAACAAAGAGTGGGAGCATACCGCAAGCATCGACGCCTGTCTGGCAATCCAATACATCCTGTCGGTCGGACCGAAGGAGCGGAACAGGTACCTGAGATCACTCACCGAGAAGGTATGAAACCCGTCCTCCCAGAATGCCGCCCAGGCGAACGGAGATTCGCCAAAGTCCCCGACCACATCCGGGCAATGATCCTCAAGGAGCATCCAACAATCTCCTATCTGGAACTCTCACGGAAATACAACCTCTCAAACTCCGTACTATGGTACATCCGCAACAACGTCAAATTCCCAAGCAAGTACAAACACAAATGAAAACCTCAGATGCCATCGTCAAGGTGTCCGAACTCAGAACAAAAGGATACTCATACACACAAATCGCCCGCGAACTCGGATTCACAAAACAACGAGTAGGCCAAATAGTGGAAGCTCACCGCAACCAATCCAGATGGGATCACGGCCTGTCACAACGCAACCGATCAATCCTCAAAGCCCTCGATATCACCGACCGTTTCGCCGCCATGCTCGCCATCGAGGAAAACAAATTGGCCCCATACAAGTTCAAGAACTACGGCAGAAAATCATTCGCTAGCCTATGCCAATGGCTCGGAATACCAGTCAAACCATTCTCCAAATCCATCACATGCCCAAAATGCCAACACCACATCAATCTCTCCTCCTCGTAACCACCTCATTCCAAATCGATTACACCTCACTCACCACACTCCAACGACACGCCACCAAACTAGGATTCAAATCATGGGGACACTTCCTTCGATTCCTATGCACCACTCATCCAGCCACGACCTCGTTGTGGCCCTCAACATCCTCGCGTCCGAAATCCAGTCCGAAGACGGTGCCTCAAACGCCGTCTGCTTCGAGGCTTCAATCCGCATCCAACAACTCATCGCGCTGACCAAGGAACTCAGCGACCACATCCTGGCCAGCCCCATCCATCACCCCAAATGCAACGCCAAGACAAAAGGATCCTACTGTAACTGCATCCTCTCTCGGATCACACCCAACCAATGAAAACCCCGCGCCGCGAACAGCCATGGTACGAGGCCCGCCTCGAAACCAACTCCAAACCCGGACCCATGTCCAACGCCGAACGATCCGCCTTCACGCTGGAAAACCGCCGCATCCTCGATGACGCTCCACGCCTCATCGCCTACGGAATCGCCAAGGGATGGATCAGCTACCCAACCAAGAAAACCCACTTCCAATGGAAACCGATCGACAGTTCGTCAACATCCACAACCCTGCCGTGGTCGTCACAGTCCTCGGGCACGGACAGTATCGCCTAGGCGAAACCCGACGCTCCGTGACCATCTACGAACGCAGGGGCGCTCTCTACGTCCGCAATACCGAAGAGTTCAACCGCATCTTCAGGCCACTGACCAAGCCGCCGCAGTAGTAGGCCACGGTAGTCCGACCAGCAACGAATCAACGACATGACAACGCTCCTCGAACGAGCGGCGCTTTGGCTCGCCAAGGTGCCGCCAGCCATCTCCGGATCCGGAGGACATTCACAGACCTACACCGCCGCCGTGGGCCTCGTCCACGGCTTCGGGCTATCGCCCGCCGACGCCTTCAAGCTCCTCTCGGACTGGAACCGATCCTGCCAGCCGCCATGGACCGACCGCGAGCTGCTCCACAAGATCCGCCAAGCCGACGAGAAACCCCACGACAAGCCACGCGGGCACCTGGCCAACACCTCGGACCATCGCCCCACCCAACCGCTCGACATCACCCGCGTGACCTTCAAGCGACCAGCTCCGGTGGCCCCGGAGCCCGGCGCATCAGAGTTCCAGCGCTTCCTCGAAGCCTGCTTCGCCCAGGGCGAGACCGTCTGCATCTGCGACAACGTCTCCGAAGAGGACGGTAGGCCACTGTCCAGCGGGTCGTTCATCACCCGCGAGGAATGGCTCGCCCGCCACGACGAACCCGGTGCCGGCATCCTCGGACCCGAACGACGCGGAGTCTTCGTCCGGATCAACCCGTTCAAGCCCAACCTCTACAGCGGATCCGACAACGACGTGTCCGCCTACCGCCATGTCCTCGTCGAGATGGATGAACGCCCCAAGGCCGAACAGGAGAAGGCCCTCCGCGACACCGGCATGCCCATCTCCGCCCTCATCGATTCCGGCGGCAAGTCCATCCACGCATGGGTCCGGGTCGATGCCCCAGACCGCAAGGAATGGGAGGCCCGCCGGGATCTCATCTACAACCTCATCCCCGGCATCGATCCCAAGAACAAGAACCCCGCACGGTTCTCCCGGCTCCCCGGCGCATTCCGCAACGGCTGTCCCCAACGCCTGATCGCCACCCAGATCGGTCCAGAGTCATGGGCCGATTGGCTCAGCGACCGCGAGACCGCCGACGACAAGGCCACCATCGTCACCGTCAAAGACCTGATCTGCTTCGATGAAGACAACGATCCCGACAACCTCATCGGCAAACGGTGGCTCACCCGTGGCTCATCCATGATCATCTCCGGTGGCACCGGCATCGGGAAATCCTCACTGATGATGCAGATCGTCATCCGCTGGGCGCTCGGCAAGGACTTCTTCGGCATCGCGCCCGTCCGCCCGCTCCGCATCGGGATCGTCCAAGCCGAGAACGACAAGGGCGACCTGGCCGAAGCCTTCAAGGGCGTCATCAAGGGACTCAAGATGGCCACCGATGACATCCGCATCCTCCAGGAGAACCTCCACTTCCGCACCGAATCCGTCCGCACCGGGGACGCATTCCTCGCCTACGCAACACGCTTCATCACCCGATCCAAGCTCGACCTCATCATCGGCGATCCTCTCTTCTCCTACTTCGGGGGCGACCTCAGCGATCAGGGCGAGGTCAGCACGTTCCTGCGGAACAAGCTCCAGCCCATCCTCCACCAGACCAAGGTCGCATGGATCTGGATGCACCACATCTCCAAGGCCCAACGCAAAGACGGCGAGCCGCTGACCACCATGGAACTCGCCCACGCTGGCTTCGGATCATCTGAACTGGCCAACTGGGCGCGGGAGATCGCGGTACTGGCAGAAGTAGGCCAATCGAAGCCTCGACGCTTCCAACTGGCCTTCTGCAAGCGGGGATCGAGGCTCACGGCATCGGCACTAAACCTTCAGCACTCTCCCAACGGAATCGTGTGGGACCAGTGGAACCCGATGGTGATGACGGGGGCTCAACTGAAGGAGCCGAAGCCATTTCCTGCTCGTCGAGGGCCTCGCGCATAGCCTTGAACCAATCCTCCCCACCAGCCGCTTCCTCCTTCTCGGGGGGAGCGGCTTCTTGCTGCTGGGGCTCGGGCTCGGGCTGCGGTTCCACGGTCCCCCCACCCTCCTCCTCCTCCCTCTCGCGTTTGCGCGACCGCTTCCGCTCCAGTTGGCCAAGCAACTTGCCCTGCTTGCGGACCTCAGACTTCAGCGCGAACAGCTCACGCTTCATCTCGTTGATGGCGCGAGTCAGCAGCGCGACCTTGTCACCCTCCTCAGGCGGCACCCAGTCACACCCACGCCATTGCCGATGCACCATGTCATACACAAGCACCTGCGACTTCTTGTGCCTCATCGAATTGAACGCACGGATCGCCCGGCCAATATCACAACGGAGGTTGTCCTTTATGTGGGTGATAACCTCGGATCGAGTGGGGTCGATGTCGTGCCGAAGCGGAAGCATCAGCCGGAACATGCTGCGGAGGGTGGAACCATTCTCTAGATAACTCATGGGACAAACAACCTACATCGTCCCCGGAAAATCGTCAAGAGAACTCAAGTGAACAGTCTCACTCCACCCCAGAAAGTTAGCATAGATCCCCCTACCTCCCTAGAGGGAGTCTTGTCACTCCCTCTTCTAGGGAGTTAAAAACCGCAACGCCGAGACGCTGCGGGGGCGTTTCAAGACGCCCCGCGCTCGGCGGCGGTTTTTCAGGACCCTCCGGGTGGATGGGTGGAAGTGGGGGATCGGGAGGCGGGGTGTGGATGCCCCGTAATCGCTCAGAAAGGGCCCTAGGAGGCGTCGGAGGGGGCGGATGGGGTGTGGACAGCGGAACCCCATTGCTCGGCCATGGCGCGGGCGATGCCGGGATAGGTCTTGGATCGCTCCTTCCAACGGGTCGGGCTGGGACCGAGTTTGTTCTGCCCGCTGGGGGTCTGATTGGCCCACCTACCGGACGGCGGCAGCGGGAGGATGTTGGTCGGGACGAGCAGCGGCAGATTCTTCAGCCACAGACAGGTGCGCTTGCTCGCGTCATCACCGAACTGCCCCGGCTGTATCATCTGGGATGGTTTGCATATACGTGTGTTGATAGCGCCAACAGGGTTCTCTATCGCTATACGTGGGATGCCGCTATTGAGTAACAGATGGACGAATGCCAGCGCCTCATCGGTCAGCTTGGGGTCGCGGAGGCCACGAGTCGTCCAGTGCATCCCGCTCGAACAGAGGTA